ATCATCAAATTACTGGGTTAAACTTCGATACGAGACTGAGATACGTGTTCATACTCCTAATGAAGAGATAGCTAAACAAAAAGCTATGCATGACTTTATAGAACGTTTACCAGGCATTAGTGCAGAAGATTTAAGAATTATACACGTTGAAACTTCAGAGGATAGAAAATGAGTAAGATATTATTATTAGATATTGAAATGGCTCCTAACGTAGCCCATGTATGGGGTATCTGGGATCAAAACATTGGTATCAATCAACTAAGAGAAAGCTCTTATGTCATGTGCTATGCAGCCAAATGGCTTGGTGATAAGAAGATGATGTTTGACTCTGTTAAGAAAAGTAATGCTAAGAAGATGCTTCAAAGCATTCATACACTACTTGATGAAGCAGATGCTGTTATCCATTACAATGGTAAACGATTTGATATACCTAGTCTTAACAAAGAGTTCTTATTACATGGTATGTTCCCACCAGCACCTTTTAAAGAGATTGATTTACTTACTGTAGCTAAAGGTAGATTTAGATTTGTATCTAACAAACTAGACTATGTAGCACAGTCATTAGGATTAGGTAAGAAGACTGCCCATGAGGGTCATGAGCTATGGATACAATGTATGGCAGGAGTTCCTAAAGCCTGGAAGACTATGGAAGAGTATAACAAAAATGACGTTATCCTTTTAGAGAAGGTCTATGAACGCTTTAAACCTTGGATCAAGAACCATCTTAACCGTAACCTAGTTGAAAGTACTGACTTATGTTGCCCTACCTGTGCTTCTACTAATTTCCAGCGTAGAGGCTATAACATGACTTCGGCAGGCAAATATCAACGATATCAATGCCGTAGCTGTGGTAACTGGTTTAGAGACAATAAGAATCTTAAACCTAAAGGTTCAACAAAGCTTGTAAATGTTTAAAAAGGATGGTATAATAATAGTATGACTAAAACTAAAGTAATCTTTCCAGAACTAAAGAAAGCTATAGAAAAACAAGTAGCAGGTACACACTACAAGAAGTTTGTAATACAACCTGTTGAATTTATAACTAAGAATAATATCCCTTATATTGAAGGTAACATCATTAAATACATATGTAGATGGAAAGATAAAGGTGGTATAGAAGACCTTGACAAAGTTATCCATTACGTAGAATTACTTAAAGAATTGAAAACATAATGCCTTTAACGTTAGAAGAACTAAAAGAGAAGTTAGCAGAACAGATGGATGAGATTACTCTTTTAGATATACTAGGGATTACATCCTATGACCTTGTAGAAAGGTTTGAAGATATAATTGAAGATAAATTTGATAAGCTAGAAAGAGAAATAGATGGCTAATGCCCTTAGTGATTATGGACGCTTTATCCATAAAAGTAGATACGCTCGTTACTTAGAAACAGAGCAACGTCGTGAGTCATGGGAAGAAACCGTAGCTAGACTTATGGTTTATATTAAAGCTAAAACCCCTGAGTTAGTTACAGACCCTGTCTATAGTTCTAAACTACAAGAATTACATGTAGCTATTGCTAATTTAGAAGTAATGCCTAGTATGCGTCTTCTAATGACTGCAGGTGAAGCATGTGATAGAGATAATATCTCTGCTTATAACTGTGCTTATCTTGCTATTAATAACAAGAGAGCTTTTTCTGAAGCTCTTTACATACTAATGAATGGTACTGGAGTAGGTTTCTCATGTGAAAGACAAGAGATTGATAAACTTCCTTTTATACCTAGTTCTTTTAAGGAGGTAGATGATGTTATTGTCGTTGCAGATTCCAAACTCGGATGGGCCAAGGCCTTTAAAAAGCTTCTGTCGTCATTGTGGGAAGGAGACATCCCAAAGATTGACTATAGTAAAATTAGACCGGCCGGGTCCAGACTTAAAACATTCGGTGGAAGAGCTTCGGGTCCAGATCCATTGCGAAAGTTGTTTAACTTCACACTCGAACTATTCAAGCAAGCTGCTTCAAGAAAACTTAATTCTTTAGAAGTACACGACATCATGTGTATGGTAGGTGAGATTGTAGTAGTAGGTGGTGTAAGACGATCTGCTCTAATCTCTTTAAGTAACTTAACAGATAAAAGGATGCGAGATGCAAAGTCAGGAGCCTGGTATAACGATTACCCTTACAGAGGACTTGCCAACAACAGTGTGGCCTACACCGAAAGACCCGATAGTGAAACTTTCATGGAAGAATGGCTCGCTTTGGTTAAGTCAAAGTCAGGTGAACGAGGAATCTTTAATCGTGTTGCTTCTCAGAATCAGGCAGGAAAGTGGGGGAGACGAGCTAAAGATCTCAGCTATGGCACCAATCCATGCTCAGAGATTATCCTCCGTGATAAACAGTTCTGTAATCTTACGGAAGTGGTTGTACGGGGGAACGATACCGAAGCTACCTTGGCTCATAAAGTGTCCCTCGCAACAATACTCGGTACAATTCAGTCCACTCTCACATCTTTCCAATTTCTAAGTGAAGAATGGAAGAAGAATACTGAGGAAGAAAGACTCCTTGGTGTATCATTAACTGGTATTATGGATTGTAAAGTAACATCTAATCCTGATCCATCTATGTTAGAAAGGTTAAGAGATGTCTCAAGACAAACAAATGCACAACTTTCTGAGGTCCTTGGTATTCCTCCTAGTGCTTCTATCACTTGTGTTAAACCTTCGGGTACAGTCAGTCAGTTGGTGGATAGCGCTAGTGGCATTCATGCTAGACACAACGCTTACTACATTAGAAGGGTACGAATTGATAAGAAGGACCCTGTGTACACGTTCCTTAAAGAAAAAGGTATCCCAGTTGAAGATGAAGTATTCAGACCTGACTCTACAGCTGTATTCTCGTTTCCTGTAAAGGCACCTAAGAATGCTATTACTAGAAATGATATGACTGCTATAGAGCAGTTAAACTTGTGGTTGATTTATCAAAGACATTGGTGTGAACATAAACCTTCAGTAACTATTACAGTAACAGATAGTGAATGGCCTGAGGTTGGTGCATGGGTATGGAAATACTTTGATGAGGTTAGTGGTATTAGTTTCCTTCCTCATTCAAATCATACATATCAACAAGCACCTTATGAAGATATTAATGAAGAGCAGTATAAGGAATTAGCTTCTAAAATGCCAGGAGATATTAATTGGCAAGAGCTAATTGAACGTGATGATAACACCGAGGGAAGTCAGACACTGGCTTGTGTCGGAGGAAGTTGTGAGATATAATGCATATAACATTTCACCCCATATGTGGGGTTGGTTTAGGATTTGAATTAATCAATCCGTCAGAGACAGGACTGTCTGATGAAGACAAGAATTACCTGGCAATTGAGTTATTCATTGTAAGAGTAGTAGTAACATTTAACTAGAGAAAAGGAGAAAGTATGAATTATAATTCAGTGGTAATTAACAAAGTAGACAATGGCTATGTTGTCAATACACAAAAGAACGTGTTCGGTGAACAACGTCCTGAGACAACTATTAATGTCTTTACAAGCTTTGATGATGCTCTAACATACATCAAAGGTACGCCAACGCCCGCCATAGCAACAGCGTAATTCAATAGGGGGCGCAATGCCCCCTTCTTTTATTCTGTTTTATATATAGTTAAGGTAGCTTCTTGAGCTGCCTTTAACTTCTCAAAGAACGGATCAAAAGCAAACTTAGAGTTACCTACAAAGTCTTTACCCGCCCATGTAGTCCCTACTAGTATACATCCTTCTGTATCAGCAGACGTATTACCAGTATGTATTCGTACACCTTCAAACCCTGGTACGTTTAAGACGTGAGGCATAAGCCTACCAAACCTAGTAGACATATCAATAGTGACAGTATAAGTGCCATAAGGAATAGCTGTTTGTCCATCTATTTTCTCTCCGTCAGGTCTTACTTTATCTTCTAATGTAAAACAATGATAAATACCATCTATATACATCTTACCGATAGTATAAGTAGTACCAAATTCAAATCTTCTAAGTTTAAGTTCCATTAAGTTGCCTGTGTTTGAGCTGTTAATATACCATTAGTAAAGGTCATACTACCATTAGCACCTAGAGCAGTAAGTTTAGCTGTAGTAATAGTAGCTGTAATACCTGTATTTTGAGTAGCCATA